AATATAGTTGGTGTTTCTACAACCGATACATTAACCAACAAAACAATTACTTCACTTGCATCTTCTACTATGGGGAGTAACGCCGATTTAACATTTAGTGGTGGGGGAGAAGTATTAGGATTACCAGCAACTGCAAGTTTAAATACATCAGCTACCTCAAAACTTTATGTAGACCATAGAAATGAATTTTTAAGAAAATCTTATGTAAAGAAAGCTGCATCTTTTAGTGGAGCGGTAACTTTAAATGATATATCTGGATATGAGACAGCAAGTTTTACTGCTACGATGGCATCTGCTCCAAGTGGATTAACATCAGTAGGTGAAAATGATTTTGTATTTTTCTTAAATGGTCAATATATGGAACATGATGCATTAGAAGTACAACAAAATGGTAGTAATTTTCTTTTAAAGGTTAATACTTCTTCAATAGGTTATGTATTAGAGGGAGATGACGAGATTATCGCTCACGGAAAATTTGATTCTTAAAAAATATTTTTAATTCCACTTTTCTTTTACTACTAAATGATATTTATTGGTATGAGAAAGCGACATTGGAAAGATAGAAAAAATAGAAGGTGTCCCGATTGTAATAGGATGATTACCTACACAAGAAAAGACACTTTTGATAGAGCAGTAGGTAACAATTCTGTATGCAAATCCTGCGCTCAAATGGACAGAAAAGTTTCAATGGATACTATAGAGAAATTGAAACAACCTAAGACTAATACTCATAAAAAACGTATTTCTAAAAGTATGAAAATTTATTGGGAAAATTTAAAACGAGAAGAGAATGGCACTTATACACAGCCGACAATTAAATCCTAAACTTACAGGTTCTTTTACCTTATCAGGTTCGATAGTTGCTACTGGAGGAGTAGGAACTATTAGTGCGTCTAAATTAGCTGGAGATGGAAGTTCTTTAACTAATATTCCAACTACTGGTATTGATGGTGAATTAGGAATTTTTATCAAAACTGGATCGGCGTATTCTACTACAAATGATGTACAATTAACAGGTTCATTAAAAGCTAATACGGTAGCATCATCATCAACTGCAATTTATACAAATAATCTTACAAATGGATATCCAACTTCTAATGCATGGGGAACTGGTTTAGATGGAAGTTATTTTAATAATTTTGATAACACAACTCATGTAAGTGAAATTTTAAGATTTGTTGCAGGTGCAATGAGTCATTCTTTGGATGTAGCAGACGCTTCACCAAATACAAAATATTGGAATACATTAAGTACATCTCATACACAAGGTTCAACTACATCAAAAGGTTCATTATTAGATGGTGTATTGGGTTCAACTTATGAAAACGCGAGGTTATCGCAACATTGGACTTCATCTGCATTTATAGATATGAGTGATACAGGTTCATACAAAGAACTTCAAGATTATTTAATGGCAAAAGGTTGGGTACAATCAAGTGATTTGGGTGATTGGGGAAATGATACAGGAACTAATCCATTTCACGGAAGTTATGCATCTCGTATTCCTTCAACAATACAAACTCAAGCAACACATGGTACAAATTCACTTACCGTTACTGCAAATGCTGGTGGTTCAAGTGGTGTTTATAGTAATTCAAATTACTTTGGTTTAGGTGGATTAACAAGTGGGGGAGCAACAGCGTACTATGTAAAAACTATAGCATCTCATTCATTTAGTGATAATTACGCAGACGCTACACCAGATGAAAATTCAACTTTTACAACTGCATCATATACAGATTATTCTATAAGTTCTTTTGGAACATCAAATGGATTAGTATTATCAAAAATTGTAACGGCACAACCAGCAGTTATTCCATCTGCGTACCAAGACGGTGATTTTAATAGTGTAGCTGGACCAATTAGTGGAAGATTTTATACTGGGGGAGCAACAAGTGCAACAAGTATTTCTGCAAGTGGATATTATGCAACACATGATGTTGTGGCAGGATTAAAGTCAGGTTCTCAATCAGAGTTTACGTTTAAGAATGGAAGTGATTCAAATACAAGATTTTATTTATATTATAATATAACAGAAGACATTACAAATAGTCAACCTACAGCAGTAGTAACAAGTAGTGCTGACATAACTGCATTTTCAGCCACATCAAGAAGTTTGAGTGGTGCACCATATTTGTTAACAACTACATATACTGTTACTTTTGAATCAGAGGTCACTAAGTCATTTGATCCTTGTTATGGGTATGGTAGTTCGGTATTGGTTAATAGTAATACAACTGATGAATGGGAAAATATTGGGTCAACAACTTTATCAAATACAACCACAACTGTAAATAATAGTGGAGTTTCTTCAACTGGAGTAAATACATATGTAATTGATAGTACTAAAACTACAAAAAGAAGTTCGAGTGGTACACCACATCTTTCTGATATAGCAGTTGTGAGTTCTTCTCTTTCTTTTACTTTAGATAGTAATACTGAAAATGTATCACAAAATAGGTCAACTGACGAATCAAGAAATTATTCATTAATATTTAGAGCAAGAGGTAGAAATTGGAAAAATACTGCAGTAGATGCTACTTCTCCTACATTTTCATTATATGATGCAACAAGATTTGAACAAGTAGCAGCAAGTGGTTCAATGGCAGTTTATAGTAGAGCTCAAGGATATGATTCAAATGCTTTACAAGATTTGACGGAAACATTTACAGGTGAAGATTTTAGAATAGTAATAGCAGACAATGTAACTTCATTTAGTGGAGCATACTTCACAACAGATTCATTTCAAACTAATGATGAGGGAGATGCAGTTTTAGGTAATTATGATTTACAAGTAAAACCAGGATATTTGGTAGAACCTGGTGGTGATTATGGGTATTGGTTTGCAGAGGATTTTGGTAGTGGGGATTACAAATATTATATTCGAAGATTCCAAACACCTGGAAGTACATATTCAAGTATGACTCTTGATGTTGGTAAGACATTGGTTAATTGGACAGCAACTACCGCAGATAGTGTAGCAGCAACTATATTATTTGAAAGTGCAGCTAGTGGTAGTGGTAATAATAGTGAATTAAGTGTGTGTAGAATATATGACCCAACAAAATTAACAAATAATTTGATTGAAGCCGATATGGCGGCAGATAATTTTAAAAATCCATTCTCTACTGCAATTAGTTTGTATGGAAATAGTGGTGGAAGTTTGAGTAGCACTGAATATACAATACCAATAAGAAATGCAGATGGAATGTATTTAGACAGTAATGATAATGAATTTTATGTGATAATTAGATACAAGGGAGATCCATCTCCAGTAACTTCAATAACATTAAGTTATAGTTAGGAATAAGAAATGGCAACTTTAGATTCAGGGTCGAAATCAAGTAGATTATTAGCGTCGAGAAGATATACTCACGATACTCTTACCGCTGCACAAGAAGCATTTACAAATGTACTTGATTTACAATCATCTGAGATTTATACTGAAGCAGGGTACATACCATCTTCGGGATTACCTTATAGTGGAAGTGCTGATATTAATTCAACATATACTTCAGGTAGTAAATCAATAATGAAGTATTGGTATAGACAAAAATTAACAAAATCAAATACTAATAATGAGGTTTGGTTTTTCTTAAATCCAACAGGAAGTGATAGTGGAATAGGTGCACAGTTGATTGATTCTAATCAACAAACAAGTTTTATATCACCTAAATATTCCACATCAGCGTTAGCAACTTCTACAACTGAGGATACAACTCCTGGATATCTAGCAGCTTTATATAAATCTTCTGCAGTTAGTCATAGTTTACAGACTGGTTCATTAGATGGTGATGATATAGTTTCAACTAATGATTATCAATTTGATTATAAAACTGGAGTATTACAGTTTATGAATTCTTCAGTAGATCCAACTAATAGTGATTATCTTTATATGTCAGTTTATCAATATGTGGGTAAAACTTTAGCAACAGGACTTGAAGTACAGGGTGATATAGAAGCAACTGGAAACATAACAGCACAACAATATATTATATCTTCATCTGTAACAAATATAACTACTCAAGCTATAAGTGGTTCAACTATGTTTGGTAATACAACAGATGATACTCATAAATTGACAGGATCATTATACATTAAAGGTGGATTGACAGTAGAAAATTTAGGAACTTTAACCAATAGAGATGATTCTGGTACATTAGATTTGGGCGATGCGTTTAATTAGGAGTAATTGATGGCAAGAAAAAAACCTACACCTAAAATACAAAAGAAAGATATTAATAGAGGTAGGGAATATAAAAGAGATGATAATGTAAAAAATATATCTGTTGAGATTATGGATATGGATTCTGCTATTATGTATTATTTTGATAAGGTAATACAACCAACGGTAGAGGAATCTGGAGAACAAGTTAAAGTACCTGTCTTATATGCTAATCCAGAAAGATGGGTTTCAATTAGAAATACAGGATATTTACGTGATAGAAAAAGACAATTAATGACACCACTGATTGTATTTCAACGAACTGGAATGGAAAAAAACACAAGTCTTCCAGTTGATAAATTGGATGCTAATGATCCTAAATTACATTATACATTTGGAAAGAAATGGAGCAAAAAGAATAGATATGATAAGTTTAGTGTTCAACAAAATTTAATACCACAGAACGAATTTTATAATGTAGCAGTTCCAGATTATATGGTATTAAATTATGATTTTATTATTTGGACTTCGTTTATGGATCAAATGAATAAACTTATAGAAAAAATAAATTTTAGTGCAGGATCATATTGGGGGGAACCTGGTAAAATGAAATTTAGAACTATTATAGAGACTTTCACAGACGCTACAGAAGTGGCAGATAATGAACGACTAGTAAAAACAGAATTTAGTGTGATTTTAAATGGATATCTGTTACCTAAGTCTTATAATGATTTAATTACAACACAAAAATATCTTAGTCCAAAAAGAGTGATAATGAAAGAAGAATTAATGTAAATGAAACCACTAAAATTTATTACTAAAGATATTTATAGTAGAAGAAAAGTACTTTCTAGGAGAAATATCTAATGGCACAGATCATTAAACATCGAAGAGGAACACTAGCAAATTTAAGCGGTGTGAATCTAAATAATGGTGAAATTGGCGTAGTTACTAGTTCAGTAGCTAATATTGGTGACGCAGCATTAAAATCTGCATTAGTAGTAGGGCATACTGATGGAACTAATAGATTGCCTGTTTCTAGGTTATCTTATGGTACAGCTGTACCAAATTTAGGTGGAATTACTGGTGGAGCAAATTTTAATGATTTGATTCACTATGATTCAGACAATTATAAACTTTATAGATTAAATTCAGGCGGAAATACAGATTTAGATTTAACTGGGGCTATAGCTGGTAGAGCTATTACAGGATCTTTAGAGATTACTGGAAATCTTACAGTTGGTGGAAATCTAACACTTGGAGATGCGGCTACAGATTCAGTATCTTTTGCCGCAGATGTAACTTCAAATATTGTACCTAATGCAAGTGATACATATAATTTAGGTAGTGATAGTCAACGGTGGGATACATTATATTTAAGTGGTTCTATATCAGCAAGTGGTGGTCCGCATATTATTGAGAGTACTACAACAAATATATTTAATAGTACTACTACAACTGCAATTACTGCTACTACAACTTTAACTGCAAAAGGTAATGCAGGAGCGACATTCGGTGATGATACTGGCACTTGGGAATTTGATGGTAGTGGAGCATTATCTGAAACAGGAATGACAACTATTTCAATGACACCATCTAGTACAGTAGATGTAGATGCTGGTGGAGCAGTTACAATAGATTCTTCAGCAGCAGCAATTAGTATTGGTGGTGATTCAGTTGGTCAAAAGATTACAGTAGGTGGAGATACTGGTACTAGAACTGAAGTAGAATTAAATGCAATTTTAGTAGATATTAATGCTGGAGCGAGTGGAATTACGATTGATGCAGGAGCAACTTCTAATTTTACAACATCGGCAGGTGATATTGATATAAATGCAGCTGCTAATTTAGATTTAGATGGTGCAACAGTTGATATAGATTCTGCTGGTGCTTTATCATTACAAGGTGGAGCAGCGTCTGATTTGACTACAGGTGCCGGTGCTATAACAGTTGATGGTAAAATTGGAGTTGATATAAAAGAAGATGGTACTTCTGTTATTACTATTGATACAAACCGAGATACTTTGTTTGCATCAACTGGTGGTGCAACAGGAGACCCAGATGTAGAATTTGATGGTTATGTTAGACATGATGGCCAAGTAGAAGTAGCCAATACAACAACTTCAACAACAACTAGTACAGGTGCTTTGGTTGTTGATGGTGGTGTAGGTATAGTTGAAAATTTAAATGTCGGAGGAAACGCTTCGATCACAGGCAATTTAACCGTGTCAGGAACTACGACAACGGTTGACTCTACAGTAGTTAATATTGGGGACAATATAATAACATTAAACGCAGCTGGAGGAGCGGTAGATAGTGGTATACAAGTTATAGACGCAGTAAGTACAGCACATACAGGATCATTATTATGGAACGCAACCAATGATTATTGGTATAGTGGAATTAGTGGTTCAACACATTATAGACACCCAGTACAATCGGGACTTTCAGATTTAACAGAAAATAGACCTGTAATTGTAGATGGAAATGGAAGATTAGAATCTTCAGCAAATATTACTGATGATGGTTCAACAGTAAATATGAGTGTATCTACTCATGTAACTGGTTCAGTTTATGTTAGTACTGGAGCAAGTGTAGCATCAGGTAGTTCTGTAGCTTTCCAGGTTCCTTCAAGTACTCAAGTGGGATATATGTCATCTGCTGATACATCAGCGGTAACTACTGGATTAGTTGGATATAACGCAAGTAACGGAAATTTAACTGTTAGTTCAGTGATTGATGGAGGTACATTCTAATGGCTAATTGGAAAAAAGTCATAGTATCTGGAAGCGAAGCTAAACTATCTTCTTTATATGTTGAACAGGGAGCTACAAAAGTAACCGCAAGTGGAAGTTTATTTGTGTTTGCTAACAATTCTGATAAAGAGTTTGGATATTTATCTTCGAGTACCGCGGCAACAGAAATAACTGGAATACCAGGGTATGATACAAGTGGAAACTTAATTGTAAGTACTTTAATAGATGGAGGATCTTATTAATGGCACAGGTGATAAAACTAAAAAGAAGCTCTGCTACAGGAGCAGTTCCTACTACTGGTAATTTAGTATTAGGGGAACTTGCTATGAATACCTATGAAGGTAAGATTTTTTTTGAAAAAAATGATGGATCTGCTTCAATACAAACAATATTAACAACAGACTCAAAAACTACAGGATCGATAGAATTAACAGGCGATGTTACCGCATCAAAATTTAGTGGTGATGGGTCAGCATTAACAAACGTGTCAGATCCAAATTCTGTAGTGTTTGGAATAGTTTTTGGATAATAGGAGATTATAGATGGCTAATACATTTAAAAATGCAGCAACAGGATCAAGTACAACATTACAAGCGATGTATACTTGTCCAGCAGCGACAACTGCGGTAGTACATGCAATTTATTTAAGTAATATTGATGGTACTAATGCAGCTACTATAAATTTAAGTGTTAGTGGTAGTGCTACGTTTGAAGGCAGGACATATTTGTTAAAAACTGTAAATATACCCGCAGATTCTACAGTAGTTATTGAGAAACCAATCAATTTGGGAGCGGGGGATAAATTAGAAACTGAAGCTTCAGCAAACGGTGATATTGATGCGTTTGCAAGCATTTTGGAGATAACTTAATAAATGTCTAGTATAAAATATATTGGTCAAGAACGATTTGATAGTAAAGTCACCGTCACTGATGGTGGCGCAGAAATAACTGGATCAATTGATGTAGATGGTATTATAAAAGAGAGATTAAATTCCCTTATACCAACAATATTAGAAGGTCTTGTAGTACATTCAGATTCTTATAACGTTCTAGGGTCAAATGCTTTAACTACTGATGATGGTGAAGCAATTATATTTGATGTAGATTCATCCGATCATTCAATGTTTCCAGTAAGTGGTTCAGCTTTAAAAATTACAGGTGATGCGACGATTGACGGAAATTTATCTGCTACATTAACATTGCAAGATACTGTACCAACAGAGGATGATACATATGATTTGGGTAGTAGCACAAAAGAATGGAAAGATTTATATGTTGATGGAACTGCAAATATAGATTCGTTAGCTGTAACAGATGCATTTACATATGGAAGTACAACCTGGAATGAGACATCTGGTGTAAATGAACTTACAGGGTCGAGTTGGTCTTTTAAAGCAACATCTGGCTCAGGTGATTTATTTTCTATAACTAATACTGATGATGATATTGTGTTTAGGGTACAGGATTCAGTAGTTATTATGGCAGCGAGAGATACAACTCCTACAGCAGTATCAGGTGGACTGTTTTATTCAGGATCTGACCAATGGTTTCTTGGATATAAGACTTTTGGGAGTGCAAGTTAGATGTTAGTAAAAGAAAAGTGGAATAGAAGAAAAGATTATTTAAAAAGATTATATTTATTAATGAACACATAAACTAACAAGTTTATAGAGGAGAAATTAAATGGCAACATGGAGAAAAGTACTAGTATCAGGAAGCGCAGCAGTATTATCAACTGTAACTAGTGATGCCGCCATAACCGCAGGAACCAGTTTTGTAATTGGTAGTGCGGATATTAATGAAACCGATTTAGAAAAGATCGATGGTATAACTAATGGAGCGGGTGCCGCTAATAAAGCACTTGTTCTTGATGGGAATGCAGACATTGCTTCCGGAGTACGAAATATAACAATAACAGGAACACTTTCCGATGGTAATTATACCTTTGATACGAGTGGAAATGTAACTGGTTTAGGAACAGTTGGTTCAGGTAATATTACCTCAACTGGTACTATACAAGGTACAACTATTACAGCAACAACAGCTTTTGCTCCTGATGCATCGGATGGTGCAGCTTTAGGAACATCAGCTTTAGAATTTTCAGATTTATTTTTAGCAGACGGCGCTGTATTATCTCTAGGCGATGGTGGCGCTGATGTTACGTTTACACACGTTGCCGATACAGGAGTTCTTTTGAATTCCACAAACAAAATACAATTTAATGACTCTTCACAATATATTGGTGCTTCAAGTGCCGCAGATTTAGATATAGCTGCCACAACCGATGTTAATATCGATGCTACAACGCTTGATGTTAATGCTGCGTTGGATGTGTCAGGTGCGACAACTCTTAATGGAGCAGTTACTCTTGGAAATGCTACTGGTGATGATATTACAAATACTGGTAGATGGGTTGGAGATTTTGTTCCCAAGTCCGATAGTGCTATTGATTTAGGAACTTCTACATTACAATTCGCAGAAGCTCATATTGATACAGGCTATATAGATGCAATTACTGTAACGGGAACTTCTACACTTTCTACAGTTGATATTAATGGTGGAGCAATTGATGGAGTAACCATTGGTGCAGCATCAGCAGGCGCTGGTACATTTGCAGCAACAGTTGCAACTACTTTAAGTAACGCTTCTGCAGTAGAATCTTCACATTTAACTGGTTCATTTACTGGTTCATTTGTTGGAGATGGTAGTAATTTAACAGGAGTAGCTCAAGATATTGAATTATTAAATGCATATGGAGCAGCAACGTTGCATCAGACACAAGATAAATTATTAATATCTGATAATGGAACTGAAAAAAGTATTACATTCTCAAATTTTGAAGATAGTATATTTGCAAATATAAGTGGAGACGCTACAATAGCAGCAGGTGGAGCCTTAACATTGGCTAGTAATTCAGTATCACAAGCTCAATTAGATGATGATGCTGTGGGAGCAGATGAGTTGGCAGCCAATGCCGTAGTAAATGCCTCAATTGCTTCAGGTGCAGCTATTGATATGGATAAGTTGGATGGTGATTCTTTAGCAGGTACTTTAACAGATTTTGCTCAAGATGATTTAGTTATCTTATCAGATACAGATGATTCAGGTGATTTAAAGAAAATGACAACATCAAATTTTGAAGATGCAATTTTTGGAAATGTTAGTGGTGATGCAGCTATAGCAGCAGGTGGTGCTTTAACAATAGCAGCAGGTGCAGTTGAAGGTTCAATGTTAAATGATAATATAATTTCTGGACAAAGTGCTTTGGGAAGTGCAACAATAGCACAAGCTGACACGTTTATGATGGATGATGGTCCAGGTACTGTTAAAAAAGTAACATTCTCAAACTTTGAGGATTCAATTTTTGGAAATATTAGTAGTGAAGCAACTGTAGCAGCTGGTGGAGCAATAACTCTAGCAGCAACTAACACTAGTTTGACAACATTAGCGAATCTAACTACCGCAGGCGCATTAGATGCGGGTTCGATTACAACTAATTTTGGAGCTATTAATAATGGTGCTTCCGGTATTACAACATCAGGAACAATAGCAGCAGGCACATTGACTGTAAGTGCAAATGCAACGATAGAGGGTGATTTAACCGTAAATGGTACAACTACAACATTAGCAACTACGAATTTGGCAGTACAAGATGCTTTTATATTCACGGCAACTGGTTCAGCGGCTTCAAATGTAGATGGTGGTTTGATTGTACAAGAAGGTGCTTCAGTCGATAGTGGTTCAGCGATATATCATGATACTGGAGATAACAGATGGTCAGTAGCTAAAGGTATTGCATCTTCTGCTACCGCAGTAACCGCATTAGAACATGTAGTTACTGTAAAACAGTTAGGTGATAATGATGATCCAGTATCAGGTGATAAAGAGTATGGAGCTGGAGAAATGGCAATAAATTCAGATGGAACTATTTGGATTTTTAGTTAAAATTATATAAAATAGAGGTCATAAATGGCGTTAAGATCAGGTAAAACTCGAGTATTGGTTGATGAAGCAGCCAAGTTCGGTAAAAAGGAAATTGAATTTTTGTTAACTTTAATACAAGAATCAATGGTTCCAGGTAAATTTTTACAACAGGCAATGGATGTTGTGGTTAAATTGAGAAATCAATATAAATTACTTGATAAACCTATATGGGATGTCAAGAAAACAATGTCGATTGAAGAAGAAGTAAAAGAAAGAGCTAAAGCGGCCCTCAAAGAAAAAGAGGGAGAGCTTTGGATAAGAGAAAAAGAAGAATGACGCTTAATGGTTGGCCTATCTCTTGGCAGATGATGGGAAGTGGGCTCGAAAGAGTATCCAACCGCGATTGAGGGAAGAATAAATGCCAAATTGGAAAAAAGTCATAATATCTGGTTCAGATGCTATTGTTTCGTCTTTATCTACAAGTGGGACGATTACAAATGCATCGGCAGTAGGAGCTTCACATTTAACAGGATCCTTTACAGGGTCTTATCAAGGTGATGGAAGTAATTTGACTGGAATCGAAGCTGGTATATTTGCAGCAACAGGTTCAATCCAAGCTACCACAAATACAGTACAGGTTACTGGGTCTTTAAGTGTAGATGGCACAATTCAGGAAGCAGGATTTACAATTCCAGGATTGATAGAGAAGATGGTGGTGGATAGTTCTAGTACCTCAATAATAGATTTTACAACTATAACAAATGATGATGGCGAATTATTAGTAGCTAATTAAAGGGAAAGAACAATGGCAAAAACACATAGTAGTTTAACAGGCGCAGATTTACATGATAATAAAGGTATAGGAGTAGAGACTTCTGCTAACTTTATGACTATCAGCCAATCTACAAATATTTTAAGTGCAAGTGCAGCATCAACTGCATCATTTGGTAGGTTTGAAGGATCTGGAGACTCACATTTTAGTGGTTCGGTATCATTTGGTGGAAACATGACTTTTGGAGATTCGGCATCAGATTCAGTTTCTATAACTGCTGATTTAACTTCACATTTAATACCAAACGCAGACGCTACTTATGATTTAGGTTCAACTGCTCAAGGATGGAATGATTTACATTTAGGTAGTGGGGGAGTTATTAATTTAGATGGTGGTGATGTAACTCTTACACATAGTGCTAATACAATTACAGTTGCAGGCGGTACTTTTGCCGCAGCTGCTATAACTGGTACAACAATTGACGCCACAACAGATTTTACAATAGGTTCAACGGTTATTACAGACGACTCAATTGTGATGACACCATCAACAAGTGATACGATTACTTTTAGTGGAGCTACCAATGGTGCATTGGCTATTACTACAGTTGATGATGCAGCCGCAGCAGCAAACATAACAATTACAGCAGATGGTACAGTAGATATTAATTCAGCAGGACTAATGACATTAGATTCAGGTGGTAATATTGCTCTTGAACCAGCCGGGGGTTCTCACATCAAACTCGATGATGTCATTCAAGTTGATTCTGGTGTAGTAACAGGAGCAACATCTATTACATCTACCGCTTTTGTAGGTGATATAACAGGTGATGTTACTGGTAATACAAGTGGAACAGCATTAACAGTTACACAAGCAGCACAATCTGCAATTACTTCACTTGGAACTTTAACTACCTTATCTGTTGACAATATTACTATAAATGGAAATACCATATCTTCAACTGCTGGAACAGATTTAAATATTACACCATTAGCAGGACAACAAATTGTTCTTGATGGAGCGATTGTTGTAGATGCTGGTGTAGTAACAGGAGCAACATCTATTACATCGACAGATTTAATTGGTACTAACATTGATGGTATACTTGGTGCTGACACAGCCCGTGCAATTACTGCTACTACAATTGGTTGTGGAGCAATAACTTCAACTGGCAATTTAGCAGTAACAGGTACAATCACAGGAGATACTTCATTAACACTTGATACTACGACTTTAACAACCGCAGAGTTAGGTGTTTTGGATAGTGTAACTGCTGGAACGGCTGCAGCGAGTAAAGCATTAGTACTAGATGCATCAAAAGATATAGGAACAATTCGAAATTTAACAATAGATGGTACTTTTTCAGATGGAAACTATACATTTGATACGAGTGGAAATGTAAGTGGTTTAGGAACAGTTGGTTGTGGAGCAATAACTACATCGGGTAATTTAGCAGTAACAGGTACAATTACAGGAGATACTTCATTAACACTTGATACTACGACTTTAACAACTGCAGAGTTAGGTGTTTTGGATAGTGTGACTGCTGGAACCGCCGCGGCGAGTAAAGCATTAGTACTAGATGGTAGTAAAAACATAGCTACTATCGGAACAGTTGGTTGTGGAGCAATTACATCAACTGGAAATAGTTCATTTGCTGGTGGAGTGACGGTCGGAGGAGATTTTACCGTAAATGGCTCTACTGTAACGGTTGATGCCACTACATTAAATGTAGCAGACAAAAATATTACGATTGCTAGTGGAAGTACAAGTTCTGCAACAATGGATGGAGCAGGATTAAATTTTGGTCTTGATGCAGCGGTAGCTCAGTTAGCGTATCGACATAGTGATACAACTTTAACCTCAAGTGTAGATTTAGGAGCACCTCAATTTCATTCAAGTATTGCAACAGGTACTGCACCATTAACAGTTCAATCAACAACTGTAGTTGCTAATCTTAACGCAGCTACTGTTGCTGGTAAAACTATGGCAGAACCAGGAGCCATTGGTGGGACTACAGCCGCTGCTGGTACATTTACAGATTTAACTGCTACTGCAAACATTGATATTGATGATTCTGGTGGTGATGGAGCAATGGATGGTGTTATTATTGGGGCAGCTACAGCAGCCTCAGCTACATTTACAACCGTTAATGCAACTACATTCGATGCAACAACAGATTTCACTATTGACGGATTGGTATTAACTGCAGACACTATCACAAATGACGCAGCTTTATCAGTTGTGTCAACTGGACTAACGCTTGATGCATCTTTAGATATTGCATTATCTGCAGACGGTGGAAATGTTACGATGGATGATGGTACAACCACAGCCTTTGACTTTAATGTTGATGATGTAGAATTAAAGATTCATGATGACGCACAGGTGGCAAATTACGCATCAATAGCAGTTGGTGATAACGGTGCTACAACTTTCACTACAGTTGATGCAGATGCAGCCGCAGCTAATTTACAAATTACCGCTGATGGAACAGCCGAGTTGGCAGGGACGACAGTTACATTAGATTCTGGTACAAATGTTGTTCTTTCTCCAGCCGATGGTTCTCACATCAAACTCGATGATGTCATTCAAGTTGATTCTGGTGTAGTAACAGGAGCAACATCTATTACATCAACTGCGTTTGTAGGTGATATAACTGGAGATGTTACTGGTACTTCAGATTTAGTAACTATAACTGATAAATCAGATAGTGTAAATTATGACGTATTATTTGGTAATAGTACAAGTGCAGTGTATGATGATACAGGAACATTAACTTATAATCCAGGTACAGCAACATTGTCAGCAACAAGTGCTTCAATTACTTATATATCAGCAAGTAAGGTTGAAGTTGACTCTACCTCATTAACAATTGGTGGAACTGCACTTACTAAGACGATTTTAGATAATCTTCAAAGTACAAGTGGTACAAATACTGGTGACCAAAATACATTCTTGACTGTAGTATCGGATAGTGGAACTGCAACTGCAGATGCCACAGGAGATGCACTTTCAATATTGGGTGGAACAGGAATTACTACTGCAGTTGATTATGGTACTGATGCAGTAACAATTACAAGTGCAATTACAGCAGGTGATGGTTTAACTTTAAATACCGCAGATATAGATATAGATGCAGCACAAACCACTATTACATCTATTATAAATAACGGTTTATCAATAGGTGGTTATGCTTCACATCAACTTATTGATTTCTCAGCAGACGATATGATAAAAGTTTCGGTTAATAATGTTGCTGATGAATTTAGATTCGCTGCTGGTGGTACATTTCATGCAAACTCTGATGTTGTAGCGTATTCTTCAACAGTAGCATCTGATATGAATTTGAAAGAGAATATTACAGATATGAAATATGGTTTAGATACTGTGATGCAACTTCGTGGTGTTGAGTATGATTGGAAACGAGAAGATATGGGGCATGATGTTGGTGTGTTAGCACAAGAAGTTGAAGCAGTCATCCCTGAAATTGTGAAGGAACATGAAGGATTGCAGGGAAGACCAAAATTTAAAGCAGTGGATTATAATAAGTTAGTTCCTGTTTTGATAGAATCCATTAAAGAACTTAAATCAGAAATTGATGAATTAAAACTAATCAAGAATTAAAATTGTTATTTGAATAAATTTAACGATATATATACTTGATTTATATAAATAAATTAACTATTAACTAAAACAAAATAGGAGTTATAAACATGCCTGAAACGGAAACTAAAACTAAAGAAGTTAAGATTGCTGAAGAAGAAACTACAAAAATTAGAGAATTACAAAGTCGTTATACACAAGTTACAGTAAATCTTGGACAAGTAACAATAGCTTCTGAGAGATTGCAAGAAAATTTGGATTCTTTGGATACTCAAAAAGAAGAATTGTTAGCGCAACATGCAACTGCTCAAGAAGAT